GGCAAGTGTGCTATTGCTCTTTTACAGCACGGGTGGAAGATCATAGTCGCGAGACATGATCTCGTCCGTGCCCTTAGAGGCAAACGCGTCACCAAAATCGAGTTGACCAGACGCTTCGATCAGCAGTTCAATCTCTGCTGGTGGAAGGCGGTATCGTCTGAAGAAATCCTCGGTGGTGAACTGGTAGCGCTGTTGCGTTGAACCGTCCCAATCTCTCATCCTGTACTCGTCTCTCTTCAGCTTAAGCAAAACTTGATGCTCGAGCTTACTGAACGAGGGCATCGGAAACCGACGCCTGAAATTATCGAGAAAGGGGGTGGAGGTGTGTGGGTAACTCCCGTTCAAATGCGCGGCGAAGAACGCTTCAGCTCTGGTTCGAAGACACCCTCGACCCGGCAAGTCGTATCGGCAACGACCACATGACCTTAGGAACACGCCGACGTTCAAGACCGGACGCCATACTCCGTTTACGTCAAGGGTGGGTGAGTGTTTGAGGAACTGAACGTCCTCAAACTGCTCGCACCGCTGCAACGTAACCATGTATCCAGCTTCTTGACACGCCTTTTTGACTGTGTCCTCATCCAGATGGCCCGTCTCAACCAAAGCGTCAACAATCGCCATAAAATTCAGAAAATTGGCCAGATTGTTGATCGCAGTGGTGATAGTGGACCCCGAGAATAGGATGTGTTTGAGTGGTCGGTAGACGACGTAATTACGCCGATCTAATTTGCCATTGACGAGGTTGTGAACGCGGAAGTCGGCCTTACATTGTTTAGTCAACACCTTTGCTGCTGGGTGGTCGCCAGTTATCCACTCGAAAAGCTCGAACAACGCATCAGAGTGACTCCTGTCACACGAGCTGATGTCTAAGTTGAATCTGTGGACTGAACCATCCGCCTTGTAGACAAAACTGGCGTCGTCTGAAAAACAAGTGAAGTCCAGTTTTCCAGTTGGCATCCACATTCTAGAGAACACCTCGGTGAGTTCTTCATCGCTTGGGCCGCCACAGAAATTGTAAAAACAACCCCTATACTCTTGGGCGGCCCTCTGAAAACCCTTCTTAACCAAGGCTGTGAAGACAAATCCCTGAAGCGAGGCGTGCACACCGAAGTCGCCAATCGCTCTCGGATATTTGTTAAATCTCGCGTATTCCTCCGGTTTCATCTTGTAAATGAGATATTTCTGGTTACCGGGCTTCCCAAACCATAAATCCTCATAAAACTCGTTGGTCTGGAGGAGTTCTTTGAAAGCGTTAACGCGAAGCTCTCTCTTAGTGTGTGGATCGTCGTAGTGACGTTTACATTCCTCTAGAATGCCGTCGAAGTCCTTGAGTTCAAACATAATAGCATCTCGAAGTTTAGTCATAAATTTCTTGTGTTTTGCAATAAATCGACTCTGATTAACTCTCATGCTAGTTTGGAACTCAATATCTTCTCCAAGGGCGCACAATATTCTGCGGAAAGCCAATCTCTGACTATCGACGTCCTTAGAATACACGACTCCCTGGTGCGAAAAAGTGGGACCGAAGAGCGTGCGATAGAAACCATCTCCCTTGACGTTAGCACAGTCAGTCTCATCCGGTGAAATAGGAAGGGTTTCAGGTGGGTTAATGAAGAAGGCCTCTGTATCCTTAACCTCCA